CGTGGTAATAAAATAATTGTTGGCTCTGGAGAGCCTAACGCACAGACATCTAGCGGGGTATTATTAGGAACAACACTTATTCTTAATGATATGTATATTAATACTGCTCCAGGAACAGATTATGGGTATATGTATCAATATATATCTCAGCCTGGTGGAAATACCTGGACAGAGGTTTTGCAAGTTAAACCAGCAATATATTCTACTATTGAAACTGTTACTTTTACATCAGGCTCTGGTTCAATTACTATTCCAATATCTGATATTGTAACTGTTACTGGTTCACCACTTACCGCCTCAAATTTTAACATACAGTATCAAATTGAAAATGCAAATCCAATAGCATCTTCAATAGAAGTTCCAGCTCTAGTAAGTCCTGGAACAAACTTAGTTATTAATTTTGATGCAATCCAATATAGTGGGGGTAGTTGGTCAAATCTTACTGGAAGTAAAACGGTACATTTGTTTATTTCTATTGTTTAACATAAAAATGGTATAATCTTAAAGAGGTGACCCAATGGCTGTAGAAAATATAGGATCTTTAGTACCAACTAAAATTCCAGCATTAATTGATGATGCTAATATTCAGGATGCTTTAAAAGCATATCATTATGGCTCCTATGATTTTGATACTGCTGAAACAGACCCAGAAGAACTTTTAAATCCATCAATAGCATATACAATTAATGATTTACAAAATCAAATAAATGATAATGCAGATACAGAAGAAGCAGCAAGAGATATATCAAGAGCTTCAACTAGTGCTCCAGTAGCTGGTGACTTTACCTCATTTTCTGCAACAATTCCAAATGGATATATTTGGTTAGATAAAGATTCTTCTGCTGGAGTTGGGTATTATGCTGCAACATCTGTATATACAGCTACCGCACCAACAACAAACTTAGCAAATGGTCTAATTTGGGTAGAAAAAGGCTCAAGTCCTTTAACTATGTATGTTTATAATGCAGATACCTCAAACTGGGATGAAATAGGTGCGTAATGCCAACATCATTTGATTCCGATGGTAAAGCAGCATATGTATATAATTTAGCAGATGACACCTGGTATCAAGTTTCTGGTAAAACTGATATTTCTGGAACATTTGAATGGACTGGACTTCATACACACCTATCAACTCTAACTACGGCAGATCACTTAAATGCAAAAAAGGGTATAAATAACTTCCTTAATCCAGCAGCAAGAGATTCTACTATATCTTCTCCAACTGCTGGAACTATATGTTTCGTTAGACAAGATCCATCTGGAAATCCATTAAAAGAACTTCAGGTTTATGATGGAAGTAGTTGGATTGCTATTATTCCAAGCGCAATAAATCAAAATGAAAAATATCTTAAAAGTGATGGTACAATATCAACGTGGTCAAAAATAGACGACGCTTTCACAACGAGTTTTTTAATGATGGGAGGATAAAAAATGGCTACGGCTTATAAAGTATTAGGTCAGTCAAACCCCGCTGCTACAACATTAACAACTGCATATACAGTTCCAGCTGCTACATCAGCAGTTGTTTCTACAATTACAGTAGCAAATTTAACTGGAACAGCAGCAACATATCGTATTGCAGTACGCCCTGCTGGTGCTTCTATTGCAAATCAACATTATGTTGCATATGATGTAACAGTAGCAGCATCAGATACTACATCTCTAACACTTGGGCTGACATTAGCAACAACAGATGTTATATCTGTATATGCTTCAACAGCAAATCTAGCATTTAGTATTTTTGGATCGGAAATATCATAATGACAGCAAAAAGTTCTTCATCAGGAAAAGTTTCACAAAGACTTAGTGTAGAAAACGCAAGTGTTGCTATTCCAACAACACCAACCATTGGTACAGCAACAATAGACGCAGCATCTTTAACAACTGTTACTTTTACACCATCAAGTTTAGGACCTACACCAACAAGTTATACTGTTTTAAGTTCAACTGGTGCAACTGGTACTGGAGCATCTTCTCCAATAACAGTAAATGAGGCTTCTAGCGCATACAGCGCATCTGTAACATATCAAGTTCGTGCAAATAATGCAAATGGATCTAGCCCATATAGTACAGCAAGTAATTCAGTCACGCTTCCAAAAGGAAGTGGTGGTACAGTAACAACTCCTGGAGATGGATATACATACCATGTATTTAATACTTCTGGTACATTTACATGGAAAACAGGAGTACCAAATGAAAACATAGTTGCTATTGTTCAAGGTGGCGGTGGCGGTGGCGCTTCTGGAACATTAGATGTTTCTGGCGGTGGTGGAGGAGCAGGTGGCGGTGCATCAATTAGTAATTCTTTTGCAATAAGTTCTGGTAATTACACAGTAACTGTTGGGGCTGGTGGTGGAACAGGCGCAAGTGGTGGTACTTCACAATTTAGTAATTTAAGCGGTACAGGTGGCGGTGGAGGATCAAGTGGCAATGCTCCAAATGGCGGTAATGGTGGATCTGGTGGCGGTGGCGGAGGTAGAAAGTCCCAGGGAGGCGACTTTGGTAGCACGAATACTGCAGCTGCAGGTGGCGCAGGAGGTTCTGCAGGAGCTAGTGGTCAAGCAGCAAGTGGTGGAAGCCAAGGTACAAATGGTAATGGTGGAACAGGAAATGGAAATTCATTATCTGCAGGTGGCGGTGGCGGTGGCGGTGGAGCGTCATTAGCTAACGGAGGATCTGGTAACGCAGGAGCTAATGGTTCTGGAACTACTGGAGGATCTGGAGGCAGCTCTCCATGTAGTGGTGCAGGCGGTGCTGGTGGAACGTCAAATAGTGGTACAGGTGGCGGTGGCGGTGGCGGTGGCGGTGGCGGTAATGGTCGCTGGTATAACGCAAATGGTAATGTTGGAACTGGTGGCGCAGGTGCTGCTGGTGGAGTTTTAATAAAATACTGTACATAAAAGGAGATAACTACTAATGCCAAATTTTGCAGTTTTAGAAATAGATGAAACAGTTGAAATTCAACCAGACATGGTAGGAGATCCTTATATAGTTGTAAACTATATTACAGCAGAATCTTTAGAGATGGCAGAAGAAATAACTGGCAAAAAATGTGTTGAGTATAATAATCCACATAGAATAGATATTGGTTATAATTATAATGAACAATTTGATATTTTTATACCAAAACAACCATATGATGACTGGGTTCTTGATGGAACTTTATGGAAATGGGTTCCTCCAGTTCCAAGACCTAGAGGTGAAGATGGGCTATGGATTGAAAATTTAGAATGGAATCAAGAAACTAAACAGTGGGTTGAAATATTACCACAAGAATAATTTAAATAAAAAAAATATCCCATATTTAGATGTCCATGATGACCAATCTTCTCCACCTTTAGTCATGTGAAGAGCAATTTGTGCATTTACCACTGGATTTAACAATTCAGCATTTGAATCTAGATCAAATTTCTCTCTACGATCTGAACCAAGTTCCCCAAGCATATTTATTTGAAATACGCCATATGAATTATCTCCAGTTTTTAAGTTACCATTGAAGGCTAAAGGTCTTCCATTAGATTCCGCCTTTGCAATAGCGCAGGCAGATCTAAGAGATTTACCCTTAAACCCAACAGCAGATAACATATCAACTAGTTGCTCATCAGTTAAAGAATGAGCGTTTTCATATTTTTCTAGTTTTTTCTGATTAGAAACCAAAAAAGCCACCTGGCTGGTGGCGATGATATCTATATCATGTTTAGTTAATAAGTTATTTTCATTAGTAGCTTTGGCGGTACCAGAAGAAATGACACTACCAATTACTAATATTAATACCCCTAGCCAAACTTTTGATTCTCTCATTGTAAAAATACCTCCTAGAGAACAAATGCTACCAATAGGTAGCATAGATTAATTATAACAGCTTTTGGACTTTAAAGTCAAGTTTGAACATAAAAATAAATATTTTGTTATTAGTTAGTGGTATAATGATTTAGTTATGGCTACATTTAGAGGTCAAGGTTCTGATTCTTATTCCGTCGGTTTAACACCACCAAATGTATTATGGACTGTTGTTCGTGGTGATACCGCTTCATTTCGTGTGTATGTAACAGATGATAATAAAGATCCATTAAATATTTCTGAATGGACAATTGCAATGGAAATTAAACGTCCAAATACAAAACCTGGTGATTTTACAGATGACTCAGAATTAATTGTTGAACTTGAGCCAGTTCAAACAGAATTAGATGATGCTGGAGAGTTTACAGTTTCACTTACAGCAAATGAATCAGTTCTTTTAGAAACTGGAGATATTTTTGATATTGAACTAAGTGATGAGTCCAGGGTTTGGACTGTTGCTCGTGGCACAATGTCTATTATTGAAGATGTAACAAATAGCGAGTCATAATGGCTTCTGCTGTTGTTATTAATACCGATAGCCATAGAGCAAAAAGGGTAAAGTCAACAAACTACCCAAAATCTAAAATTATCTATAAAACAAGCACAGTTAGAATCAATGAGGTTTTGCCTTTTAGAATACGATTTACTACAATCGGAATTGGTCCAGCCTATGCAAACGTTCCTGGAATTGGACTTCAGATTATTGGCGTGAATAATTATATTTTGTAATAAAATGATATAATAGCCACATGGCAAAGGTATCAATAGCTAACGTAAAAACTAAATTTCAAACTGGCGATAGACCAACAGAAGAAGATTATATAGATTTAATTGATAGCTCTTCTGCTAGATCAACAGATCTTGGTTCTGATGGCAACAACGAGATAACAATCAACGGTATTGAAAATACTACAATTTTTGATAATTTTTCCGCAAGTGAGTGGAGAGCAATGAAATATATGGTCTCCATTAAGTATGTAGCAGGTGGAGCAAATAAGTTCTATGCTACAGAATTAACCATATTAGCTGATTCAACAAATACGAATGTAAGTGAGTATGGAATTATTGACAACGATGGGAATATTGGCACCATTAGCGTCTCTAGGGCTGGCGATACTGTTTCATTATCAGTTATTCCAGTAGGGGGAATTACACCAATAACTTTACGCTATTTGCGTATGGGTTTAAAGGCCTAACTTAGGAGATAAAAATGGCAACCGTAACAAAAGACTTTAGAGTCAAATCGGGGCTGGTAGTTGAGGGATCAACCGCAACTGTAAATGGCCACGACATATTAACAGAAGCATTGGTAGACGCAAAAGGTGATCTATTAGTTGCTTCAGGTGCAGACGCAGTAACTCGCCTTGCAGCGGGTACAAACGGATATATTCTCACTGCAAATTCCAGTGCAACAAACGGAATTGAGTGGGCAGCAGCA